ACAGGGCGTCTGTTTGTGCCATGCGAGAGCCATCAGCTGCATTCTCCGATCCACATGTCGCCGACTGCGTACTCTTGAAGATTGGGTGGTGCCCCGCAGCTACAGTCGGGGTCCGCACAGTCGGCGACGTAGGCCCACGCAAAGCCAGGTCCGTCAACAACCTTGATGTACGCACATCGACCGCAGTCGCATCCGCACCAGGACGCGATGCCTTGGCCGGCATATTCCGGGGGCAAGTGCGGGTAATAACACCGGCAGCCCTGTACGGGATTCGAATTCCAGTCCCGGCAAGGTTCCACCTGCGACCATTGCAGGCCATATTCCGTTTCGATCGCGGTCCAGTAGCATTCGCAATCAGCGCAGACGGTCGGGTTGCACGAGGACGGACTGCTGGACGGCGACGAGTCGGGGCTGGACGGTGACGGGCTTGGGCTGGCCGATGGGCTCGGGCTGGCCGACGGGCTACTGGACGGCGACGGACTCGGGCTCGACGGCGACGGACTCGGACTAGGACTCGACGGAGACGGGCTGGCCGACGGGCTACTGGACGGCGACGGACTCGGGCTGGCCGACGGGCTGCTGGACGGCGACGGACTCGGGCTGGCCGACGGGCTGCTGGACGGCGACGGGCTTGGACTGGCCGACGGGCTACTCGATGGTGACGGACTCGGGCTCGACGGCGACGGGCTTGGGCTGGCCGACGGGCTACTGGATGCAGGCGGACTACTGGACGGCGACGGACTTCCATCCTCAACCGCCACCCACATGCAACTGCCGCTGCATTCAACCGGGCTGCCTGACGACTGACTCGGACTCGACGGCGGTGGACTACTGCTCGGCGGCGGCGGGCTGGACGACGGCGGTGGCGGACTACTGGACGACGGCGGTGGACTACTGGACGACGGCGGCGGGCTACTGCTCGGCGAGGGGCTGGACGGCGGCGAACTCGACGGACTGGACGACGGACTGGACGACGGCGAACTCGATGGGCTACTCGACGGCGAACTGGACGGGCTACTCGACGGACTACTGGACCCGCAGTCGCACACGTCCACGCAGGACGGACCAGCGTCGTCAATGCTGCACAACAGGCCGCCGCGGAAGACCATCGTCACGCGGGGCTCGCAGACGTTGTTGCCGGAGCGGTAGAGCTGGCCTGTGCCGACGGTGATGGAGCCCGTGTAGTCGCACGCTGGCGGCGGGCTACTGCTGGGGCTGGACGACGGCGGACTACTCGATGGGCTACTGGACGGCGAACTCGATGGGCTGGACGACGGCGAACTGGACGATGGCGAACTACTCGACGGGCTACTCGGACTGGATGAACTCCCACAGGTCCCGCCAAGGGCGATGACGTGCCACTGATAAGTGTCTGCCCAATACTTGGCCGCCCCCATTGTCCCGGCATTGGCGATTTTGGGGTCGCGGTTCCCGACGAGTTTCAGCGTATCGCGGACTTCGATGGTCAGCGACGTGGCTTGCGTCCCGACCCACACGCGGGCATAGGCCCTGCCTTCGCACGCCAGGTTCTGGGTCAGTTCGAACCGCCAGATGTCCTCGTACTCGCCCAGCACCTGCCAGCGGCAATCCTGGTCGCTCCAAATGCACCACACCCAATCATCGACGCCGAACCGGGCCGGCGTCACCTTGTCCACCAAATGTGCGGCTCGCTGGTCTTCGCGGGAGAGTCCCGGATAACCGGCGGTGTGGTAGACGGTCTGGGTTGGCTCAAGGATGTCCGGCGTGTACGTGCCCATCGTGCTGGAGTAGAACACGGGCATAGCCCCGTGTGAGCACATCCAGCCCTCTTCGTCCGTGACCCAGCCTTCGGACAGTCGCATGATCGCGAACCGCGGCCGGTCGCCCAGGCGGACCACGGCCCACTTGGTGCCGGTGCCGCTCTCTTTCCACAGGATGCGGGCCGCCCCGTACGGCACGCTCCGCAACGTCTCGGTGACGCCGGACTCCAGCTCGGCGTACTTGTCGCCCTCCCGGATTACGTCAATCTGGACGGGCGTCACGCCGGCCACGATCCCGCGGCCGATGGCGGCCTCTTTGAGCGGGTCGATCAGCACGCAAAACGTCTTGCAGACGGCCTCCCCGTCCGGCTTGATGCCTTTGAAGTTGGGCCGCTTGAACTCGACGGCATTGTCCGTGGGCGTGATGATCGGATCGGACAGTTGCAGCACGGCGAACCGGGCCAGGTCCGTCTCGGCCATGTTCTTGACCTTGACGACGCTGGTCTGCCGGGCGTCTGTCGCTGCGTCCTGGGCAACGTCGTGCTGGCGGTCCCGCTCGGCCCGCACGGCGTCCTGCCAAGCGTTGTAGGCCTCCGCTGGGATCTGTAGCTTTTGCCCAGGTTGGACTTTGCGACGGCTCATGAAATCCCCAGGCCGGAAAAGTCACCGTACTGATAGACTTGCTCCACGTAGGCGGCCACGGGCTGTTTGACCAGCGTATGCTCGTCTTCCGCGTCGGCGTACCGAATCCACAGGTATTCCCAGCCCTTTTTCGCCACCCCCGTGATGTCGCCGATGGTCAGCCCCGTGACGTTCGGGCTGGCGGCAAAGCGGAACGTGATCTCCCAATCATCGGTGCCGCGTTTCGATCCGGACGCACCCAAGAACAAGACCTCGCCAGCGGCGAAGCCCTTGAACGCAGCGTTATTCACTTGCCCCGTCAGCGCGAACAGTGCCAGCTTGTAGGTTCCCGTGACCAGCGTATCGGCGATGATGTGCGTTTCGGTGAAATTGAAGACGGGCACCGTGATGTCTACGCCCTCAACGCTGTCCGTGCTTACGCCGATTGCCTGCTTGAAGTTTGGCGCCGTTCCGCCTTCGGAATCGTAGGACGCCACGGTGGAAATGCTCTGTGTGATGTGCTGGGTGCCGCCGCCCGTGTCGAAGGTGTACTGCGATTCGTCGGGGTCCGGCTCTCGGGAGTCGTAGCGGGCAACGACCTCCCAGATACCGTTGCCCTGTGGCGAGATGCGGTAACTGGCCAGGGGCAGGCCGAGGTAGTCTGACGGAATCGTAGACTCGACAGCCGCCCGGATGGCCACGTCGTCGTCGCTGCCGACGGCGGTATAGATGAGTTCGGCCGAGGATTTGGATTCGCCCTCTTCGGCTTCCCGGCTCTGGGGGCGTTCGATCATTGCTATGCTCATGCAAGACTCCCTCTATGCAAACGCCAATCCGCCGTCCTCTGCCCGCCTGACCAGTTCGTCCGTGTTCTTGGCCACGGCCTCGGTTGCCTTGGCCGTGCGCTGGGCCAGGCTGTCAACGCCCATGCCGCGGATCGCCATCGCGTTGAAACTGCCCTGGACTTCGCCCGGCTTGGCGCCGCTAGCGGCGCCGGGCAGATCATCCAGTCCGTTGCCTGCCTGATCGACCTTCGCCTGGAGCGCCTGGAGTTTGCCGGCGTCCATCAGGCCGGGCTTTGCCTTGGCAGCCGCCAGGGCCGCATCCAGTTCTTCGCGAGCCTTCTGCAGGGCCGACTTTCCGCCGGCCCCTTCGGCACCTGGTTGGTCCGGCAGTCCGGCCGTTTGTTCGAGCCGCTTGCGGGCGTCGTCTGCGGCCCGACGTGCGTTCTCTACGGCCGCGTCCGCAGCCTCATTTCCCGCGACCCCGCCCCAATAGGCCCCTACGGCGTCCTGGGCGTCGCGTGTGGCGTCCGCTACGATCTGCTTGGCATCCTCGGTCGCGGAGCCCAACGGCCCCGACAGACCGGCCAGTTCCTTCTGCGCCTGGGCAATGGCGGCCGTCAGACGCTCGACCTTGGCGGTGTCGCCCGACTCGGTGGCCACGGTCAGTTCCTGCTGCCACTGGCCGACGGTCCCTTCGAGATTTCGCTTGACGACTTCCCGCCGCTGCGACTCCAGTTGCTTTGCCTTGGCATTTTCGGCCCGCATGTCCACGCCGATTAGCTTCCGGGCTACGGCACCGGCTACACCGTCCTGGGCCGCCAGATCCAATAACTTCTTGGACAGGCCCTCGACCATCCCGGACCACATCTTGTGGACGGCGATGACCACGCCGGCGAACGTCTCGATCATGGCCGCCTTCATCCCCTGCCAGATCTCCGTCAGCTTGGCCACGCCCGTGAGCCAGGCCGCCTCCAGGCCCGACATGATGATTTGGCCCGCCGCCTCCCAGTCGCCGCCGGAAACGGCGTCCCACAGGCCGCTGAACGTCGTGCTGAAGATACCGCCCAGTTGGCCGAACAGATCCCCGAAGACCGAACCCAGATAAGACCCCAGGCTACCCAGCGCCGTTCCGACCTGGCCCAAGGGCCCCGTGATCCAGGTAGGCAACTGCGCCCACACGTTGGCCACCCACGCGGCCGCGGTCCCAGCCGCGGTTGTGATCCGCTCCCAGACGTCCGTAGCCCCCGCCTTCAGCTTGGCCCACGCGGGCTGCAGCAAGCCGGTCAACCGCTGCCAGATGGCCCCCAATGCCTCGACGCCGCGGTTGAAGGCGACCTTCAGGGCAGACCACAGAATGTCGGCGGCGCCCCGCAGATTGCCGGCCTGTAGCGCCTCGTACATGCCGCCTGCCACCCGGCTAACAAACGCTTTCAGTTCGGCGAATCGTGCCTGCAGCCAGCGGATCGCTTCCCCGCCCACGCCGCTGAAATACAGCCAAGCCCCGGCCGCGGCCAGCACGCCTGTGACCAGCAAACCGATCGGAGACAATACTACGCCGATCGCCGCCCCGACAGCCGCCAGCACGCCCGTTACGCCGCTCCACAGCGCAGCGGCAGCACTGAACGCCACGGCCGCCAGACTCGCCGCCTTCGCGATCACTATTAGCAGGCCGCCGATGCCGAGGATCGCCGCCACTCCAGCCGCGAAACTGGCAATCAACATCTTGTGCTCGCCGATCCACTTCGTGATGCTGCCGATGACGCCGTTGACGATCGGTTCCAGGGCCTGCAGCGCCGGTGCCAGTGCATCCCCGATGGCGATCGCCACGCCCTCCGCTGCGGAGAGTATCCGGCGGAACGTGCCGCCCAGCCCGGATTCCATGTCTTTGTGCGTGCGTGCCGCCACGCCGTTGGCGTTGGCCAGGGCGTCTTGCAGTTCGCGCACGTTCACGACGTTCTTGCTAATCGCCGAGGCCCCGGTGATGCCCAGCAGTCCAAACGCTTCGTTGAACTTCTGCGCCCGAGCGGCGGTCCCCAGATTGGCCGTCGCCTCGTTCACTTCGCCGAGCACATCGACCAGGGGCCGAGCGTTGCCCGCGGCGTTTACAAAGCTGACGCCGAAAATGCCCTGCAGCTTCTGTGCTTCGGCCCCCGTGATCGTCAGCATTCGTCGCAATGCCGTGCCGGCGTTGCTGCCCTGGATGCCGACGTTGCCCAGCGTGCCCAGCAGGGCCAGCGTATCCTCGATGGACATATTGAAGTCACTGGCGACCGGACCGGCGTACTGGAGCGACTCGCCCAGCGACTCAACCGTGTTGAAACTCTTGTTCGCCGCTACCGTGAGGGCGTCGGCCACACGGGCCGCGTCGCCCGCCTCCAGTGAAAATTGACGGATCGCTGCCGCCATGATGCCGGAGGCCAGGGTGGCGTCGGTGCTAGTTGCCCGCGACAGGTCCAGAACGGCGCCGGTCATTTCGTTGACCTGATCCGGCGAGAAACCGGCCCGCCCCAGTTCCGTCATCAGCGACGCGACCTGGGCCGAGGTGAAACTGGTTGTGCGTCCCAGTTCCTGGGCCGTCGCCCGCAGCATAGCAAACTGCTCGTCGGTCGCCCCGGTAACGGCTTTCACTTGACGAATCTGATCGTCGAAGCCGGCGAAGATCTTTGTCGCAAACGCCAGCGGGGCCCCGAGGCCGACACCCAAAGCGGCGAGCGGGCGTCCGATCGCGCCCACGCCCGCGGCAAAGCCCCGCAGACGCGATGCAATGCGTGCCAGACCTGCCTGGACACGATCGCGGAGAGCGATCTCGACGTAGGCTTTGCCGGCTCGAACTTCGCGACCCCCTGCCATGCTTTACCCCTTCACGCTGCCCGACCAGGCGGTGGGAATCGTGCCCGCAGCCGCTTCCTGCTCCAAGGCCGGCCCCATGAAGGGGCGCGGCGCGTAATTGGCCGCTCGAACCCGACGCGGCTGGCCAGGACGCACACGCCGGACGCCCGAACGCCAACGGTTGCCGACCCGGACTTCGGTGATCTTCAGCGTGTCGCCAAATTCCATGACCTGCGGCACGGTCGCACTGCCCAACTGGGGACCGAGAGGACTGTTCCGGTCCAGTCGCACCGGACCTACGACCAGCGTCTGGTTGCCAGGGTCGTATGCGAACAGGATGTTCTTGAGCGTGGCCGTGCTGCTGCGGCTGTGAACGCTGGGCGGTTGGCCAGGCATCGAGGGCCGTTTGCGGCGTCGCAGGCTGGACCGGGCGCGTCGGCGGATGAACGCACCAGCTTTCGACATGGCCCGCAGATTAGCCTTGTCGATGGCCTTGGCGACTTCCTGCCGGTCCAGGAAGAGATGCGTCATCCGCATGGTCATTTGAAACTGTGCCGCCATCGCTCAATGCCTCATGTTCTTCGCCATCTTTTCCCATGCCGGCCGCAACAGTCTTAGGTTGCTCGTCGTCAACCTCATGCCGGACGATCGGCGCACGGTGACCTTCAGATCGGCAGGCAGGAAGTCGGCCACGTCGAACGGCCGCCGCATCCGCTTGGCATCGCGGTTGCAATTCGCCAGCAGGGCCATGCTGTGAGCCGTGTGCATCCACTGCTCTCGCCTCCGGCCCGTGTACATCCAGACCAGCTCCCGCAGCGTCAGGGGGCCTGGATCTACTCCGACGATGCCCGCCAGTTCCCAGATGCGTTGCGAAAGCTCAGCAGCTCGCGGTCGATCTCCTCGCTCGCCCTGGCCAGCATCGCCTTGATCGTCTCGTCGATGTTCGCCGAGTCCAGCTTGGCCGTTATCAGGGCCATTGATTCCGCCGTCAGCTTGCCCGTCTTGGTCCAGATCCGACGCAGGACTTCGCGGCGGTCCTTCGGGAAAAAACTGATGAGCCCCTGCACCAGGGCCGTCGTCGCTTCCTCGATTGCGTCGCCCACCAGTAGTTCCCCGAACGCCTCATCCGACATACCCCGCTCATCCGCCTGCGGCTTGCACACGGCGTAGAGGGTGTTGACGAGCAATTCGGGATCGCCCGAGAGCCGATTTAAAAGCTGGCCGTCGAAGACCTCCAGCAGGTTGACGTTGACCAACTCCCGGACCCGCTTGATCGTGTTCAAACTGATGGCCGTGGACCACACCCGACCAAGCGAGTCGATCCACGCCGCAGGATTGCTCTTGCCTTCGCTCATTCCAGATCCTCGAAATCATCAGCCTCGTCGGCCTCGAACGGTTCCACAACGGTTTCAGCGGCCGGCGGGGTGACCATCACCGCGGCCGGCGGGGCGACAGGCTGCACCGCTAACTGCAGCTTCTGTTGTGCCGCCTGCAACTCCCATGCGAGGTTGTCAACCTGGCACGTCAGCCACCGCAGGTCCGACACCTTGATCGCCACGTTGCCACGCTCGTTAGCGGCGAACGCCCCTTGGATCAGGGCGTCCAATCGCTGTCTGTCGTCGATCGTCATAGGTCACCTCACGCGCTGCTGGACGAACTGGCGCCGGCCACTTCGTACCAATCGGGCTCCACCATTTCGCCAGACTCAGCCGCATAAGTCGGCTTCAGCGTGAACTCGTACTCGACCGCGTTCTCCAGCTCCTGCGTCTCGTTCATCGAGAAGATTTCGCAGAAGGCGCGCGGTCCCTGGGCACCGGCTTCGGTGATCGCAGCGTCCATCACCGCGAACTCGATCGCCGTGTCGGCCAAGTAGGCTGCCAGCAACACGTCAAACACCGTATCGGTGCCTGCCTTGTGGCGATACGTGAAGCTGATTTCCAGTTCCTTGAGGGCACCTTTGGACAGCTTCCAACTGGTCTCACGAGAGGACACGTCGGCCTCGCCCTTGCCCAGGTTGGCCGAGACATTGATGGCCTTGGTGATTTCGTTCCACGTCGGCGTGGCATGGGTGCCGCTGTTGTAGTACAGCTTGCAGTCTTTGCCCACGACGGGAGCTTCTACGAGAGTCATGGCGTCTTACTCCTTCTGGCTTACGCGGCCTGTCTCCAGCCCTTGAACGTGAGCGTTACGACCGCAGTGAACTGATGAAACTTGTGCAG